GTATTTTTTATAGCATCTAACTGAATTCTTTTGTTATTATCTGCTGCATGTATTTCAGCAACTTTAATATTATTTTCTCTATCTTTATCTTTTTCAGCTATTTCAGCTTCTAATTTTTGTGTTTCTATTTGCATTTTTTGCTGCTCCATTTCTTGTTGAGCTTGTTGTTGTTGAGCTGCTAATTCTTGAGCTTGTTTTTCTACTTGACCTATTTTAGATTTAATAACTGCAAAACTATTAGCATCCATCATTTCTGCTATAGTAGATGCTGGTGTACCATTTTGAATCATAGATTGTGACAATTGTTTAATTGCATCTAATTTTTCTTGTTCTTTTCCAGAATCAGTTGCAAATATTCCATAATTAGATTCCATATGTTCCATAGAACTTACATCTAAAAATTGCTGTGTTCCATCAGGCATCATAAATGAAGCTTTTTTACCTGATAACCAAGCTTCTTTAGAATAATCTAACAATGCTTGCATATCTCTTTCTTCTAATCTATTAAACTTTTTAAATAGATCTTCTGTAATATGAGATGATTGTACAATTGCTTGTTGCGATGTTGCTTTACCTTCATAACTACCAATTTGTCCTTGTCTTTGTCTATTTACTCCTGATAATTTTTCCCATTCTAACATAATAGATTCTAACAAACCAATATACTGATCTATTGTTTTTATAGAC